AAAAAAATAAAAAAATAAAAAAAAATAAAAAAAAATAAAAAAATAAAAAAAATACTAGTTAATTTAAATGAAAAATGTTATTTCTGTAATTTTAGTTTGTATAATAGGCATTGGTCTTATATTTTCATGGTATCAACAAAAAAAATCTAAAAAACAACAAAATAAAACATGTATTATTGGAAAAACTAAAAAACTTGAGGGTATTATTTTTGGTGGATGTGTTGATTATTGGCATATTTCTCATTTAATTTTGTGGTTTATTGTAGGAAAACTTTCACCAAATTATCATTTTATCGTGGTAATAGTTAGTGTTTTATGGGAATTATTTGAACATTTTTGTTTTAAAAATTATAAAAAATGTAAATCAATATTTTGCGGAAGATTTGAAGATATAGTTTTAAATATATTAGGATATACAGTTGGAAGTATAAATTAAAAAAATAAATAAAATAATAAGTAAGTTTAAATGTTTAGAAACTTATTTATTTTTTTACTTTTATCTTCAGTTGCAGCATTTAGGCCATTTAACCAAAAAGAATTTTGTGGACCTGTTAAATGTACTACATGTAAAATGGTAGTGGAATCTGTTGAAAATATAGTAACTGCAAATACTACACAAAATTATTTAAATAATTTATGTTATACAATTCCAAAGGAATACAAAGATATTTGTATTTACGCAATTAAAAATGAATATCCTGCAATAATTCAGTTCATACAGACTGAATATACACCTACGGAAATTTGTACAGATCTTAATTATTGCATTTAAAGACTTAAAATTAAGTAAATTAAATGTTTATTCAAAATGCAATAATGATTCAAAAAAGCATTTGCATCAATAATTTATTAGTAAAATTATTTATAGGTCTCCCAAGATGTTCTGAATGTGCTCATTATAATAAAACTTGTAAAGTATTTGGAGATATTTTTACAGCTAGAACATCAGATATATATTGTGGAATTAATGCAAAGTATTTTGAAAAAAAATAAATTTAAAATATATGTTAAATTAAATGAATAAATACTTAAAAGAACACGAATATACTATTAAAACAAGCACCATTCCTAATTCTGGATTTGGTGCATTTACAAATGTACATTTACCAAAAGGTACTGTTTTAGATTATTACCGCGGTAAAAAACTAAATCCAAAACAATATAATAACCTTACTGATAAATCTTATGTATGGAATGTGAAATCTAAGGACCGTGGCCACATTTATATAGATGGTCAAGACGAATCTAAAAGTAATTGGTTGCGATTTTTAAATGATTCAAGGGACCATCGTAATAATATTAAACCATATCAATATCGCGAAAAAATATATTATAAAACTATGAAAGATATATACCCAGGACAAGAGCTATTTGTTAACTACGGAGATAGTTATTGGTAAATTAAGTTAAAGATTAAATTAATTTAACATAAATGGAGTGTGCTAATTGTTATACGTGTATTAGTCCCCAGTGGAGAAAAATTGAAAGTACTTTATATTGTAATGCATGTGGAATATATTTTAAACGTACCGGTTTTCATAAAAATGCAGTTCAATATTATGCGTCTATTTTGATGAATTTAAAGTAAATTTCTTTTAAAGTAAAAGAATAACTTCTTTTTCACATTCAAGCCAAATATAATCATAGTATTCATACCCATTGAGTTTAGTTATACGTTCTTTGTATATATAATAATGTAAATTTTTAAATTTATTTAATTTAATTTGATCTTTTAAAAGATCTAAATTAAGCAAATTTTTTTGTTCAAACATAATTTCTAATTTATCATTTGAAAACTTTCCCCATCTAATTCCGTATACTTCAGGAAGGTATATAATGTCCATTAAATATAACTTATATTTTTTTAAATTTTAAATGTCAGTATAAGTTAACTTAATGAGAAAAAATCCTTTAAGTTTGTTGCGTAAGTATATTCCCATGGTTTTAAGAGGTTCCATTCATATGATTGTGAGTGTTTTAGAAATCCCTACTGGAACACGTTATAAAACACCTAAACGAGTTGTTTATCATTTAGATTACTACGTATTAAAAGCAACTGGTTTTCAAGATTATAATTATGTAAATGTCGTTCGTGAAATTTTTCCTATAAACAGAGACCCACTTAAAGACTCTGAAGCAAAATATGAAATAATAGGTGACATTGGAATTGGTGGAAATTCTCAATACGTAACTGATGCTACATCTATAAATTTAGATAAAATAATTAGATTATTTATTCGGAAAAACATTGATACTATTGTGATAACTGACCGTAATGGAGACAATGTTAAAATACTTTACGATGCAACTGGTTATCTTGAAGTTGGTAAAAGATTTTTAGAAAATACAAATTCATGGAGACGCCAACGGTTAGCTGCTGAACTAACTGGTAATCCAGAAACACTTCGTCAAATGGGTTATTTTGAAGAACAACCAGGTGACGATCGTAAGCTTATTGAAAAACTACGTCGTGAAAGTTATGAAGAACCACCTCAGCGGATATTTGATTTTGGTAAAAGGTCACGTTTTGGCGGTGGTGTTTTTAGCGGACCCATTTCAAGGAGAAGGTACCAAGTTGATTCTAATTTAATTAATTATTACAACAATGTCAATGAAGAAATGGAAAGAAGACAACTTCAATTTGAAGAAGAAATTCGACAAATGAATTTAAGAGAAGCACAACAAGCTGCTTTAAAAAAAAGGAAACTTAAAATAAACATTCCATTAAAACCACGAAGAATAAATTAAAATTAAAATAAAATAACGGTTAAAGTTAAAACGTTTATGAATTTAGAAATTAAAAATACTATTATTGAAGCAGTTCAAAAAGAAATAATAGACCAACCATCTGATAATATGAGAATAGTAATAAAGTATCCCAATTCCGATCTTTATACTATCCGTTATCGCATTATTGGAAACGGTGGTGGTATTTATTTTATAGTAGATGGAAAATTAAACGGAAAATGGATATCTGATTTAAGCAACGTAAGCCATGTTTCTCAAGTTAATCCAGTACTCGGGGATTATTTGTTAAATCCTGAGTATCACGAACGATTTAGATACCACAATATGCCAACGGCTCGTTTTAACGGAATTTATCTTAGATTTGAAGAACTTATTGATTTTTTAAATACAATCAATTATAACATTTCAACTGTAGAAAGTTGGAGCAATAGATTAAATGAGTTAGAAAAAGTGTATTGGCCTAAACTAGTAAAAAAAGCGATACCGATTCTTGATACAGTTTTACCAATTGGAGAAGATTGTGGTATATGTTTAAATTCCTTAAATGAATCTGAAGTATGTGGGAATATGAACTGTCAACATTTTTTTCATTGCAGGTGTATTCAAGAATGGTTGGAAAATAAAAATACATGTCCTATATGTAGACGAGACTTTGATTTATTTAAAGTTGACGATTCAAGACGTTTTGATTTTGGAAAACCAAATCGTTTAAAATTGAAACAAATTAATGCAGAAATTAATTATCTTAAAAACCTTTAAAATAAATTAATATAAAAATTAATAAATTAATAAATAAATTAATAAAATGAAACTCCAAACCTGCCTCATTTATGGAATTTTACTTCTTGGTTCCACAGCTGCACAAATATGTGAGGTTATTTATTCATCTAGCGGTTGCGTGACTTTTAGTGTAGCTGCCGGTACTGGGTGTTCATGGATGTGTAATTATTGTGCTAATGCCCTAGGAACTAATAATTATTACTTTACTGATGGTATTTGTACATATCAACCTGGTGGATGTGTAGGAAATCCTCAACTAGGTGTTAGTTATACTTGTTGTTCTGTATAAAACGGTAAATTTAAATATTTTTAAAATTAAAATAAAATAGCGATTCATATTTAAAAGAATCTATATTTTAGTTTAATGTAAAGTTAACACGTTAACACTTACCATATTTAATTTTATTAAAATCGTTTACTAAAATTGCCTGTGTACGAAGGGGTTCCTCAAAAGGCTCGTTATATTGTAATGGTATTTTAATTATATTTGCAGATCCACCTGAATAATTTAATTCATTTGTAATATTATCAGGTTGATCAAGTAAGGTATAAGGAGTAGTATATGTCTGTGATGAATAAAGATCACTTGAACATGGTATATTTGTTTCAACAAAACTTCCATTTACCATAGGGTTTACTGGAGGTAATTCTGAATAACGATATCTTGAATCTAATTCATGTACATTACGAAAAGATTTATCAAGAACTCGTTGACGTATATTTCTAGATTTGTTTATAATTTGTACAGGTGATAATTTTTGATAATTATATTTTAGATAAAATGAATTTATGACAAAAAAAGCAATCAATATTGCCAAAATTGATAATATACAATTGATATTCATTAAAGTTCTTTATTTAAACCGTTATTTTAATTTAAAGTTTAAAAATTAAAATAAAATACCACATTCTTTTGCCCATTTTCTCATTAATGTATGATAACTTTGGTAGGGAGGTGTATGATTGTCTTCTTTCCATTTTATATCATTGCACGTTGTATGTGTTAATTCGTGAATTGCCAAATCTAAAATTCTCTGGTAGTCATTTAATCGCTGCGTTCGTTGGTTTCGCATAGTTAAAAAAATACTACGACGATCTGCAATTGGATAATTTACAATTTTACCATCCATTTCAAATTTACCGTTAATTATTTTTTTAGGTTTATTTAGACCCAAAATCCCAAAATTATTTGGAGTCATTTCCTGGTAATTGAATAATTTTCCAAGTTTTAAACATTTATTATTAATAAATTTATTGGTAGTATATCCAAATTTACATTTTTTAAATAATTTCCAACAAGGAATATGCATATCAAACGTATGATACATTCCAAATGCTATATTATGATTTATCCAAAGATCTTCGTTAGTACAGAGATAATAAAGCAAACAATTTATATCTTTACGAATACTTGCTAAGGTATTAGCTACTTCCATAATTTTTTCCGGAGTGCCTGAATTCCATACTTTATAAATAATTCCATCATCAGCTTCTACTTTTACAAAACCTATATTTTCCTCTACGTCCCAGAAAGGTTTCTTCATAGTTTATATTTGTTATCAATATATTTTATATCTTTGAAAAGATTTTTTGTATTTTATAATTCTTGTATTTCATTGACCACATCCGTTACTTTGTCGACCAGTGCTGGTACATTGGAAAATTCTTGTATTTCATTGACCACATCCGTTACTTTGTCAACCAGTGCTGGTACATTGGGAAGTTCTTGTATTTCAATGACCACATCTGTTACTTCGTGAATAATATCCGAAATTATTTTTTCGGATTTTTTTAACTTTAAACAAGTATTTCCCATTTATACAAAGTACTAATATTATTTTAACAATGTATATAACATTTTGAGTTAAAAAAAATTTAAGTACTTCTGCATATATTATAATCAAATACACATTGTTTATTATACAATCCTAAACCAACATTACATTCCGTTTCCTTTAAAAACCTAGAACACGAATCATATTTTAATGGATACATTTTAACAGAGCTTAGAGGTGCCTCTACCCACATAGAATCAAACACTCCTTCTTTTGTTGTTCGGAGTTCTACACGTATAAATGGATATTTTCCTGGTTTTTGAACTGTTTTAGCAATAGGTACGTATGTACCAGTCCTGGGTTCTTTTTCCATAACAATTTTAGTTTGGTCAATTGGCATTAACGTACTTGGGTTTTTATCAAGTTTATGTACATCATAAATTTTTCCATTAAACGCTTCATTTCCCCATTTTCCTGTTTCTGGATTGTAAAGAACACGGGGTCTTTTATATATTTCTTGTTTAGGTGGTGTATTAGCATTAACTATTCCATTGTAAAATCTTACAAACTTTCTATCATAAAAATCAATAGATTCTGTAATATTTGCTAGTTTTAAAAATAAATCTGTACCATAAAAATCAATAATTTTATCTTGTGATGTATAAATTTTGGGCCAATTTTCAACAAGTAATTCAATTTTTTGTGTAAGTGTATTAAGATTTTCACCATTAAGATTGAAAAAATCTAATAAAATATTTATTGCTTGTTTAAAATATAAATTATCAAATGATTTATAATCAATTGGTACTAACTTATTTACATCAACTAAAAATTTTTTATTTAATTTATCAAATACAAGATCAGTAATATATCCTTCACGGTGATTTAATTTGTTAAGATCTATAAATTCAAGAAGCTCTATTAATTTATTTACAGAACTTTTTGTTGCAGCAGACATTAAATTTCTTTTATAACTTTGAATAAGTTCATAAATAAGTGAATAATTTATAAAATATTTTATATCTGGGCGTGGTGGAAGTGGAACCTTTCCATATTTTTCTTTCAAAAAATTTATATAACGTTGTTTATATATACTTGATTGTTCTCCAATTTTTAAAATACGTGATTTTTGAAGCATTCTTAATTTATTTTTAGCTACATCAAGCATTTTTAGTACATTGCCTAATTGTGGATCTATTTCAAGTCTATATTTCTTCATAAGAACTGATTTGAATTCAGATAAATTTTTAATATTATTTGTACTTTTTAATTTATTCCATCGATTTATATCAACGCGGTCTACGATTTGAGGACTTGGATTCCATAAAGTTATAAATTCTCCAGAATAATTTATAGCTGATAGTTTACGTTCATCTTTTTTAAGAATATTAATATTTTCTTGTTCTTGAGACATAAGTGCCTCAATTTCATTTAAAGTAAAATCATTATAATCTATAATTGCTTGAATGCTAACATTATTAAAAGTATTTTGTAATATTTGTTCAATTGAGATATTATTTGTTATATAACCTATACTTACATCAATCGTTAATGTTTTTATTATTCTTTTAGCAATTTCATCATATCGGTTTTCTTTTGATGCAGTATCAAAAATAAGTAATTCTAATTTTTTACTTTTATAATTTATAATAAAATTTGTTAATATAGAACTATTTTGTATAAGTAATTTTTGATCTTTTGCGGCATCTTGTAATATTTTTCTAATTGTTTTTAAAACATATTTTCTAGTTTTAATATTTGTAGGAAAAATATGGGCCTTTGCTTCATAATATATCTCTTTTTCAAATAAAACTAATTGGTACATATTTATGTTTCCATTTAATACACTTGTTCTAAAACTTTTATAATTTTTTAATATAAAAATAATATCGGATATTTTGGATTTATATTCTAAATAATTTCCATTTGTTATTAAATAAACATAATCTTCAAGTTTCGAAACTATACTATTTGTATTAAGTCTAAGTTCTGGTTCTGGAACAATATTTAAAATTGTAATTAGTTCACGTTTATTTTCATTTCTGATTTTTTGAGTAATTAAAGGAATTGAAGTTGATGGTGGTGGTGGACCAGGGGTGTATTTTATTTTAAATTGTTTTTTACGATTAAGTAACTCAGCTAGTACAATTCGTTTTGCTTTTAAAATTTTCTGATAATCGTTTTTAGAAATACCTTCTACAGTTGGAATTAAAGAAACATTTTTTAATGAAGTACCTTCTTTACGTAGTACAAGTTTTTGTACTTTTTGTGCAATTTGTTTTGAAGGCTCGGGTGATATAATTTGTAATTTAGGATTTGTTGACATGATACACCCAATTAAATAAGGGTCATTAAGCTTAGAAAGAATATCTGAAAGTAATTTATTAGTTTTTATTCGAATAGTTTCTTCATTTGAAAGCTGGATAGGTAATTTTTTAAAAAGTTCAATTTCTTCTTTCATTTTTTCCATAATAGATTGATCATTTACTAATTCATAAGATCCTCCTATAGACGTAATATTCATTTTATAAACATATCCAGGAAGAAGTTTAGAAACATCTTTATAAAAAGCATTTATTGCTATTTCATATTCTTCCGATGTATCAAATTCTTCTGGTTTTGGTTTATAAATATGTAATCTTTTTGCTAAATTTTCAATTTCAGTTTGTTCTTTATCAATAAATTTTTGAAAAAAATCTGGATCAATAAACATTTTAAATTTATCATAAAAATCTTCTTCTGCGTTACGATAGTCTTCTAAAGAAACAAAATCACTTTTTTCCGGGATTTTTATACCTCTGGTCTTTGCTAATTTTCTTAATTGTTCTTTTTCTAGTTCATTCATAGAGCTATATATACTTTCAAACATAAATGATTCATATGGTTCATTTTCTTCAAATTCATGAATAGATTTATATTTATTTCGAAGAAAATTTATACGTTCATTGAGATCCTGTACAACTTTTACTTCTTCAGGTGTTAAATATCTTACAAAATCAATCTTGATACTTTTATCTTCTTTATTAATTTTTAATTGATCTTTTATTTTACGTATATATGTATCTAAAATACTCATGAGTCTTGATTCATTTTCGATAAGTTCTTCGTCTATATTATCGTTAACTTCATTTAAACTTTCAAGTTCATGTTTTATTCTTGCAAGTTCTGAAAAAAAATTATCAGCTGAAATTAAAGATTTATTAAAACTTAAAACTAAATTTAATCGTTCGTCTATAAGCTGTTGTTCTAAATTTCTCGCAAAATCACCAAGTTCATCTAAACTTTCAACTGAACTTACAGATCTACGTTCGGCTTCACTGATATAACTTTCAACATCATCATCGCGAGGTTCAAACTCAGCTAAATAACTCGCCATTGTTTCTTAATAAGAAACAGTATTTTTTAATTTAAAGTATTTCTTTTAAAAAAAAATACCGTTTGTTATTAAGAAACAATTCAATGAGTATAAGTCTTGGATCTCGTGCAATTATGTTTGGAAACTCAAAATGTCCAGCGTGTTTGGCCCAATTTAAAATGATAAATGATCATTATAACAGTATGGGTAGAAAAAGAAATATATCTTATTATGATCTTGAACAATTTGCAGCTCCATATTTTCTATTAAACCCAGATGGTAGTTATGCAATGCCAGCATGGTATTTACCAACAACAAGTCGATCAAAATCAGGTAAAATTCATACTGGATTAATAAAAAATACAAAAAAATTTAACCAACTTACTCAAAGACCTACCGCGTCTCCAATAAAAACAACAAATTTAAGTCGGAATCCAGGAGGAGCAAGTAACTTTGGATTAATTAAAACACCTCCGATTGGAACACTTAAACGTTATGGAAAAAATTTTCCAGATGGCAAAGGTGTAAATATTGGACAATCATTTGACAATAAAATTACAAAAAAATGGGGTAAGGGTGTATATAAATTACGCGCAGGTACACTTGGAAGAGAATTTGGGCCGAAAAAATTTGATAAAGTATATGGCAATAATTATTATAATGGTTTAAGAATGGCAGTTCCAGGTGGAGATCTTGATACATTATTAAATAACAATAGAACTTGCAATATACAAAGAAATAGACGAAGTAAATTAAATTCACCAGGTCTTATTTATAATTCTAAAAATCCACAAATAGTTGGATTTAATAACTTTGGAACTCAAAATCTTTACGGAGATCAAAATCTTTATTACCAGATGGGACCTCCTTACGGACATCGTGGTAGTAATTATTTAGTAAAAAAAGATACAGTGAGACGATTGTATGGTGGAGCTATCCAAAGACCTCAAAAACGTCCTGGAAAAGTTGGTGGTAATTTAACTTATTTAACAAGAAATCGTAAAGTTTATAATCCAATTAATCCCAATCTCATGTTTATTTAAAAAATGTTTTTAAAATGGTATCTACAGACAGGAATATATTTATCTGATCCACCGATATCAATTAAACTATCATTATTATTTAATTTTTTAGTAAAAGGAGCAAGAGTACCATCATTACATTTATTACAATATGCATGTAGTTTAATTAAATTGTCGCATATTGGAATAAGTTTAATTATTTCACCAAATATATTTCGATTTGTATCACCATCAAGACCACATACAATTACATGTTTGTGATGAGTATCAACGGCATTTAAAACAAATTTATAAAGGTCTGTAAAAAACTGAGCTTCGTCTATAAAAATAGAATCATAAGAACTTAGCATATTTTCATTAAAGTCTAATAAATTTTCAAGTTTTAAACAATTTACTTTTGTATGATCGTGAGTAGATATACTATCATTTGAATATCTATTATCGCCAATGTAATTTATTACTAAAATTCTTTTTGATATACTTTTTTCAATATTTATACGTCTAATAAGTTCAGTACTTTTTCCACTAAACATATTTCCAATTATTAGTTCGAGTTTCCCTACAGGAGCCATGGTTTTTAATTAAACTACTTTTAACTATTAACACTTAAATCTTTAATTAATTTACCAATATCTCTTGGACCATTATCAAATATTCTAATTTGGCCGTCTGTATCATAATTTCCGTATTTATCGTATTGGCTATTACTTAATGAATCAGGATTTAACCAGGATACATATTTAGGATTTTGTAATAAATTATCATTAAGTAATTGTGAAAATGACCCACCAAGATTGTATCCTTTAAAATCACAATCACTCTCTTGTCCAAGAACACATGACGTATTATTTAAAAGATCTAGATTTGCTACATAAATATCAGAATTTACGTTAATATTTTTTGTAACGTCATGTGAATTTTCTACTTCTGAAATTGCTTTATTCCATTTGGACATCATTTTAGTAGTATCTTGATAAACAGATGCTTTAAATGTTATGGTATTATATCTAGTTGTATTTATTGCACTAAACATAACTTTGTGAAAAAAATGATTTGTATTTGATGTACAACGATAAGTTATAATTTCCATATCTGTTACAACAAAACCCTCGGATAAAGGATTATATTCTGAAAACATTTTAATACGATCTGTTGAATCTGCCATTAAAAAAGTTAATCTATTTGTAACTTCTGAATTGATAGCTTGAAGAAAACTAGACCCTGGTTCATTATTTTCTTCAAATAAAATATATCGATGTTTTGAAAGACCTTTTCTTTTTAATTCAGCTGAATCAGTGAGAACGATACTTGCAAGGTATTTTTTTATATTTTCGAAATATTCTTTGCTATTCATAATAGGCCTCATTGCAAACGAAGCTACTGCTGCATTTGGTTCGCACCATGACTGTAATGGAAGACTTGCACATTTAACATTCTTTTTAAATCGTTGAACAGTTGTTCCACAGTTATGTATTTGTTCAGCTCTGACATATGGAGCTCCCATAGAATAATTTACGTAACTTGGGTTTTCTGACCAATATCCATTAACTTTTTGATTGAACATTTACTTTAAACTTTTATTTTTATTTAAAAACAAATGTTTAATTAACTTTTAAAAAAGTTTAATTAACTTTTAATATATCTTTATTTATTTTATTAACAAGTATGTTATTTTCTATTACTATTTTACCAATCAAATGATAATAATAACCAGGTTCTATAATATAATATCTATCATTAAATATTATATAGTTAAAATTTGTTGTACTCCAAGGTACTGTAGTATAAAATAAATCACCTTCAATTAATTTATTAAGATCAATGAAACATTTATTTTTTTCTAAAAACGAGATATTTTCAAATTTATATTTTACTGTTTCTAAATTATAATAAATTTTAGATTTAAAAAAAAATTTAATTGTAAATAAAATAGTAAATAAAAGCAAAACTATAATTATAATGAATTTAAACATTTAACAAAAATCTTATTTATATGGATATAACATTATTAAATAAAATTTTAAACTATGAAAAAAGTATATTTAATAAATATACCACAAAAAGAAAATTGTTAATTGAAAAAATTAATTCAATAGAAACTAATAAATTAGATAAATCACAGTTATTAATTTTTATTAATGATATAAAAGACGTAATAGATCCTATAAAGTCAAGTTGCGAAAATATAGACCATTTTCTTTTAAATGTAAATTTTAAAAATAATAAATCATTTCAAAGTAACAAAGATATTTTAAATATTATAATCATGTTTTACTTTTTTAAAGATCGTTTAGATTTAAATTTAACTTCTTCGGAAGAATCTGATGAAATTGAACTTACTGATTCACCTGATTCAGATCCAGACTCAGATTCCGATTCAGAATCTTCTAAATCTGAATCACTGACATTTTCAAAACAATAACTTACGTCAAATTTTTCAGAAAGAATATTTTCAGAAGATAGATCAAATATTTCTTTTAATTTTAAAAGATTTTTAGATTCAATTGATTTAGGAATAACTAAATTAAATCGTATAAATAAATCACCACGTTCAGTAGAAGATTTATAATAAGGCATTCCCTCTCCTTTGATAATTCTGAGAGAATCATTCAAATGTAACGCATCATGTTCAGGTTTAGAAATTCTTAAAATTCTAGAATCAAGATGTTTAATATCAAATGTTAAATTGTAATTATCATATAAATTTATATTTTTGATAATTACAAGATTATCTGCGTCTCTCTGAAAAAAAGGATGTTCGTTTTCAATTAAAGTAATCACTATATCACCAGGTTTATATCCAGGAATTTGGTCAGCTTCTCCCTCAAAACGTATTTGCTGTTCGTCTTTCATTCCTTTTTCGATAGGAATTATTAATTTTTTCTTTTCTTCAACAACTTGTTGTTTACCATCTACTTCTATAATTCTTTTTCGTTTAACATTTAATTTTTTCTTTTTTCCATTATAAAAATCTTCAAGATCGACATTGAGATCAAAACAAATATCTCTTGTTTTTAAATAAATTTCTGAGTCATCTTGTTCAGTTTCGGTTTCAGTTTCGATTTCAGTTTCAGTTAAATTAGTTTCAAAATTTCCATTACCCATAGCTCCCATAAGTGAAGATAAATCAAATCCAGCCACTCCGTCTTCATTTCCATTACCCATCATTTTAAAAACATTTTTAGTGACATGGGATATCATTTTTTCCATGTCCATGTTTTCTATAACTGATTTATCGTCCTGGGATATATTATTAGCTATTTCGTTGGCCATTTTAAAAATATCCATATTTGATTGACTAAGTGTAATATAATATTTTTATTATTTTTATATCAATTTATATTTCAGCTGGAATATAATTTTTTTCTAAATTAATTCTAGTAAAATGATCACGTCTCATTCTATTTGCAACAGAGTCGTCAATTTTCATTTTAACATGAAAATGATGATGTGTTTGAGAATCACCGTTATTAATCATAAGTTGATAGTTAGTTGCTAAGTTCCAAAAATTTACAAAAATCTCAATATCTTTAAATAAAGATAATTTTGTAGAATCAGGAAGTTCATTTATAGTATGATAATGTATTTTACTTGTTATAATAATTAAAGGTCTTCTAAAAAGATCATGATTAAAAACAAAGTCGTTAGTTTGACTTATAATATGATCTTTTAATGTACCTCTAGGTGTACACGTATAACATTTTTTACTTGATTTTGTATTTTTTTTTATAAATTTTGGATTTTCAAAGTATTGTATACTTTCATTTGAACCTTCCATCAAAAAACACGATGGTTTAAATTTAATTGATTCTATTATTCCTGCCATTTTGTATAAATATATTTAATTCTTTACATCTTTTAAAATAAATTTTAAAATTAAAATTTATTTTATCTATTTAACGAAGGGCCACCATTAGAAGAAGCTCCGTTAAATGCTTGAACTTCAGACGACCTTGATGCCATTAATGAATCAAGGGTTCTATTTTTATTTGTATTATCATTCATCTGAAGCATTCTTGTAGGATCAGATCCTGAAGGAAGTTGATTATTTTGCTGAGAAGGAGCATTGCCGTCAATTCCAAATGATCCATTCTTTTGGTCTAAAAGAGAATAATTATTAAATACAAGTTCTTCTTGGTTATCTATAAATGAATATGCAAGTCCGTCATTCGCAGCGTCAAGAAAATCTGACATTTTTTCATTTAACCACTTAAAAGCAGCGGCCCCTTTAAATAAACCTTTTCCATCGTATACACATGGTATTTCATCTACTTCATCTGGTATTACTTTAAGTGTATCTATATCTACTATATTAAATTTTTTAGATAATTCTGGTTTAGGTTTAAGTTTCTCTAAAAAATTTTTGCAAAATTTACAAGATTTAGCTAAAAATAGAACAAATTCAGGTTTTTCTGCAGTTGACATAGTTTATTTATTTTAACAAAGTTAAATTAAATAAAAATTAAACGAAAAAAAAAATAATATGTTAATTTATAAGTTAAAATGTCTTCTCCTTTTATGGATTATTTAAATGCACAAGGCGTAATTAATTTAGCTCTATTTCTTGTGCCAGTTTTAGGAAAATTAGTTAAGGACATTATTGAAAATATCATTAAACCAGTTGCTCAAAATATTTATTTTACAACCGGTGACTTAGCAGATAAACAGATAAAATTGAAAGCAATGCTTGAGTCATTAGTAAGAAATGGTATAACTATTGCTATTTTAACTTTAGTGTGGATGATAATTTATAGAATATTTAAAATGATAAATTAAAATTTAATTAAGTTATTGATAAATCACAATTATAAATTATAAAAATATATATATATAATTTATATATTTTTATAAATTATGATAAACTTACCAGTTAAAGGCCAAGGGGTTTTTGTTTTTAAAGTTAGAACAGATTTTAGTTTACAGAATGAAAATAATGATGACGGTTTAGATATTCATAATAGTAAAAATGGTATTTATGTTAGCAGAATTGCAGATAACAAAGAATATATTGATAATAAATGTAAAACATGTTGTACTTGGTTTAGTCTTGATGCTCAAAATCAATGTATTTATGCTGGTAATGGAGAAACACGTATGGAAACAGCGGTATATAAATATCAATTTGAAAAGAATAAACAATTTTTAGAAAGTTTGTGTTTAATCTCATGTAAACCTGATAAGATTATTAAAGATCCTATAACTATTTCAATTCCTTTAGCAGTTAAAAGTACATGTACGATGCATGAAATTGCTCATAATAAATATATGCCAAAATCCCATATGTCTGCAGCAAGTCAAAAACTATATGACTGTATATATAAAACTACACTAAATACACCAGATTTTAAAGATTTTGCTAAAGCAATTGATTATAGTATTATTACACCAGGATGTTGGTGTCATGAAAAAATTAAAGAAAAAGCGTCTGAGTTTGGTACTCCAAATATTAAAGAAACATATCTACGTATTACACTTGGACAAAATAATGGTGAATCTCCAGGTATTCCATATGTTATGGAAATTTGGCCAGTTGATCATTATTCTCCAATTCACAATCATGCAGGTGCTAGTGCAATTATTCACGTGTTACGTGGTAAAATAAATGTTTGTTTATATCCATATTTAGGATCAACGATTCCATTTGGGTCAGCGGATTTTAAGAAAGGAGAAATTACATGGATTAGCCCAACACTAAATCAAACACATAAATTAGAAAATAAAGGCACTAAGACATGTGTAACACTTCAATGTTACATGTATGAAGACAACGATAATAAGCATTATGATTATTTTGATTATATTGAAGATACAACCGGTCAAATTAAACATTATGAACCAGATTCAGATATGGATTTTGTAGAATTTAAGAAATTAATGCAAAAAGAATGGAGTACTTTGTCAATGTTTAAAAAATTAATTATTTAATTATTTTAAAAAAAAAATATTAATTAAAGTTATACTAAAATGTCTTCTCCGTTTTTAGATTATTTAAATGTACAGACAATCTTTTCAGTAGGAACACTGATGACTCCCATTATTAAGCCCCTTATTGAAGATCTTAAGCTTAATATCGTTTCCCCTATTACAGCCAAGATATATCCATCAGCTACTACAACAGAGGCAGATAAGCAAATTAAATGGAAAACTTTCTTAAAAAGTCTTATTAAATATCTTATTATGATAGCAGTTATGGCAGTTATATGGAAGATTGTTAAATTTGTAATTATTTCAGCTACAGGTTCAAAATAAGTTCAAAATAAAATATTAGATATATTTATAAATGGTAACTTTTTTTTCTCTTGCATTACCAGCTACTAAAAAATTTACAGATCAACTTTACACAACATTTCTTAAACCTATATCTTTAAAAATACACCCTTCTGCAAATACAACAGAAGAAGAAAAAAAAATTAAATGGAAAAGTTTTTTTTCAAATTTATTTAGACTTTTTATTATATTAGCTGTATTATTTATATTATGGAAACTTATTACAAAAATATTTCCGGGTCTTAATAAAAAAAGTAAAGGTGGGGAATAAAGAAAAAAATAAAATGTTAAGTAAAGTTATAACTTAATATGGCTAATTTTGTTGCACCAACGGGATACGTTGATCTTGATAATGATTGTGAGTATTCGATAGATAAAAAATCAACAAGGTCTCGCGAATCAGTTAATCCAAATGAAGATCTTGCATTTTATTTTAACACTTACATTATTCCTAAATATGGACTTAATAATATAAATGTTAGCAATTGTGCATCTTTTATGAAAGATCTTGAAATGAATTGGACAAAACTTACACCTGAACTTCAAAATAATGTAATGGATATAATGGTAGATGGTATACTTACGAATGGAAATCCAGATTTTAGAAATGCATTAATGTCTAAATTAAATATACCAATTGTCGGCCAAAGCAAAAGTTCATTTAGTTCTGTAAAAGATACTAATAGTAGTTCTACTGGACAAAGTATTTATACTATAATTTTAGGAATAATAGTTTTAGGACTTGTAATTTTTATAATTGAAAAAATGGTAAAAAATAAATCAGTATCATTTGCAAAATTTTCTTAAATAAAATTTACAAAATAACAATTTACTTAAAAGCAACATCGTTTAATGAATAAAAGTAAAAAACTTTTATTCATTAAAATGAGTTATTTATTACTTCCTTTTGTTGAAATTGAAGTACGCCTTGGGACCCAAACACAATCTAAATTTGATTCATGTGTCGATAAACGGTATTTTAATGAAATTCTTGAAAATCTTAACAAAGGCAAGTGGAATAATATAGTGTTAATTGACACAGTTGAATATGTAAAAGATCAATTAAAATTAATTGTTGAAAATAATAAAGAATTACTAAGATCTAAAGAAAATATATTAACCAAAACAGTTCAAATTGGTAACAGTCCATTTGATATTCGTTTTAGTATAAATCAAGAATTCAAGTTAAATTCTGGTATAAAAACTTTTTCAAAAATCAATTGTATTACGAGAAATAAAAAAAGAACCTCGTTTATTAGTGACGATTATAGATATGACCTTACGATTGTTAAAGAAACTATAAATAAAATTACTAAAGAAAAATATGAAATTGAAATTGAAATTATTGTAAACGAAAAAACACTTGAATGGGATAACAAATATATAAATGATTTTATTGAATGTAAAATTTATGATCTTATTAATATTGTCGAACCACTTGATCGTGAAAAGTTTAAAATTAATATAATTTAAATTGATATAATTTAAAATTGATATAATTTAAGGTTTAATGTCAAATGAAACTAAAGAAATGATACATAAAATTTATGTTAAAGTTAAAATACCAAAAGCATTAAGAGAACAGGTTTGGTTAAAATATATAGGAAAAAAATATCATGATAAATGCCACATTATGTGGTGTAAAAATGACATTGATGTGTTTAATTATCAGGTAGGTCATAATATACCAGAAAGTAAAGGAGGAGCAACTGTTATTGATAATTTAAGACCTATATGTTCTAGATGTAATTTAAGTATGGGGAGTCAATATACTATAGATGAATGGAATGTATTTGGAAAACCAGCTGTCAAAACACATTGTTATTGTTTAAGAAATCTTTGTGGAAAAATTTAATTTAAATTTTTAGTTTAATTATTTAATTTAATTTTTTATAGTAAAGTTAAATGGACCATAAATTATATTTAAAAGATCCAGGGATTTTTAAAAATAAAAATTTTTATTACACCAGTGGCAAACTTGTTACTGATTTGGTTACATTAAAAAGATTAAATAAATTAAAACCACCTCCTGCATGGACATCTGTTTGGTATGCAAGTAATAAAGATTGCCATATACAAGTTTATGGTACTGACACAAGTGGTAAAAAACAATATATATTATCTGAAAATTATATAAATGAATCACGATCAGAAAAATATAAAAATATGAAAAATTTTACAAGAAATTTAGAGTCTTTTAAAAGAAAAATTAAATTAAAAAATGAAATAATAAATCGTGAAAATTTGATATATTTATTATTTAATTTACTAATTGATACACATATTCGTGTTGGAAATGAAATATATGCAGAAACAAATAAAACATATGGTCTAACTACACTTAGACAAAAACATTTAAAATTTGAAGATAACATGTTTAAATTTATTTTTACCGGTAAAAGTAAAATTAAACATACTATTTTAGTTCCTTCAGAATATAATAATTTTATGGAAAAACTTCAACTGACTCATAAAAACAAACTATTATTTTGGTACAGAGATCCAGAAATGAAACATATAACTAGTGATGACCTTAATAATTTTTTAAAAGATAACATGGGAAAAGAGTATACATGCAAGGATTTTCGCACTTATAGTGCAAATGTATTATTTATAAAATATTTTTTAAAAAATTCCAAAAGAAACGGTAATGTTAAAAAAATTATTTTAAAAAGCATAGACGAAACTGCATACCAATTAGGACATACTAGAAGTATTAGTCGTAAAAGTTACATCAGTAATAATTTAATAGATTACTGCTTAGATTCATTTGAAAGCGCTGCAAGTTCCTCCCCCAAAGAATTACTATGTAAAGTTTGGACCGTTTGATCATCATCTCCGATGTTTATACTGTTTTTGGAAACCACTGCTTCCAAAATATTATTAAATAAAGTTTGATTATCGATTTGATCGTTGTCAATTTCATCTTTACCAATTTCATCGTTGTCAATATCAATATTAGCCTTTGAAACTAATGTTTCCATTAATTCTTTGTTTTCCATAATATTATTAACACATTTACTTACTTTATGTATCATATTTGGATTTGTTTTAAACATTTTATTAACTTCATTCAACATTTTCATGAAATCAACAGATTCCGTAGAATCTGTTGTAGGTTCGGTTTCTATTAATTTATTTCTTCGTTTTTCTAATTTTTTTTGAAGGCGTTTTTTTGTACGTTCAGGATCCATTGTTTATTATTTAATTTTAAAAACTTTAAATCGTTTTAACAAAATTTCCATCTATTACTACAAGATAAACAAGTTACAAAAGTAGTCATAGGTTCATCCGCTGATCTTGTCTGCATTTGATAATAAGTACAGTTCCTTTCTTTACACTTTCCACACTTGAACATAGTAGTACCTTGACCTTTGTTTTCGATTGAAAGAAGGTCCATTTTTTTTTTATTATTTAGAATAATATTTTCCCACATATCTGGATAAAGTTCCTGAGCTTTCATCGATATTATTCTATCAGGTTCCCATAATCCATATTTAATTTTATCTAAAACAAATTTACTATTTTTATTAATATTAATGTTGCTATAAACTTTCAAATAATTTTTTTTATAAAGCCATAAAAAACGTGGACAGTCCCAAGAACGCTCTATACATTTTATTCTAGCTTCTTTTATACTCACGTTGTAAATACTTTTTTCCATTATTTCTGGAAAATGTAAAATTTCCTCGTGTCGTAATGGTGATAATAATTTATATATTCTTATGTGTTCGAAAATATCTGTATCAAATAAACTTTGGTTTAATTTATTATTAATTTCTTCTTTTTCTGTTTCAAGTAAATCCCAATCATTTTTATCAAATACGCTTTGTAGTTTTTCTTTAACAAAAATTCTAAGATTATGTAATGTCATTTCTTTTTAAATTATTATACTTTTAAGTCTTTTGTGTATTATTTATTTGTAAAAATAATTTTATTTATTTGTAAAAATAATTTAATTTTTTTTTGATTTGTATATCTCTTCATTTACATCGAGAGTCATTGCTATAAATCTAGAAAGAACAAAAAATAAATCAGAAAGTCTATTTATATAAATTCTTACATTTTCAAAAACTATATCAACTTCGGTATAAATATTTATAAAAGTTGATTCTTCTAGAAAAACTAAAAATGCACGTTCACATCGGCGTGTTATTGTTCTGATAATATGAATCTGTGAAACAAGTTTATTATTACCAGGTATTACAAAATTCGTAAGTTTTGGCAATAATGAATCTAAACGATCTATTAATTTTTCTATTTGATTAATATCAAGTTCTTTAAAATTTATTCTAGATTTCCATTTATTAAAAAAATCAGAAGTATCACCAGTTATTTGTGTTTTAGAATCCCATGGAGGAGTTGCTACTATAGTCGATATATCCATAATTCTACATTGTATTTCAGATAATATATCATTTAAAGCAAACCATTCATAATATTTTCCAGAATCCACTCCTTTTTCAGTTCTATAGTTCATTGCTCCTGCCCCTGGTGCACTATAAAGTTGAATACCTCCTTTAAGTTCATCCATCCAAAGTGATTTTGCCATTCCTATACTTGCATTTAGTTCATCAAAATCACCAAGGCACGTAAAATGATAACTTGTTTTTTTAACCCTACTACCATTGTATAAACTTGTTGAACCTGTGTCTCCTGTTTTTGTATAAAGCTTCATTTTAAATTTAATATCTCTTAAAACTTTAAGACATTTGTGTTTTATTAATAGTTTTTGTAAAATTAATTCTACAAATAGGACAAGTTTTAAGTTTATGTGTACAAGACTCGCATGTATAATAATGACCACATGGAACAATAATCATACATTTTTCATTTACCATACAAATTGCACAATCACTTGCGTCTGTGTCTTCAAATACTTTTATAGAATTTAACGTTTCTGTTAAAATGTCGATATCATCAATTATTTTAATTGATTTTTTAGAAATTTTATAAAAATTTTTTGATCGAGATACAAGAACAACGTCTTCAGCATTTACTTCGTATAATCTATTTTCTACTCGTAAATCTTTTGGAAATTGACAATTTGCTTCGTTAAAATACCCAGGTGATATTATACGAATACGTAATTTTCCACCGACTTTTATACATTTTAATTTTAGTTTATTCATTTAATTTTAGTTTATATATAAATTAAAGTAAATTAAATTAAAATGAAATTGTTAGGATTTATAAATTTAGGTAATACATGTTATTTTAATTCAGTATTGCAATGTTTTATAAATGATATAGACTTTCAAAAAATAATTAAAGAAAATGAAGATCATTTAGGTTTAAATGAAATAATAAATAATATAGATTTTACAAATGAAAATGAACATATATCATTTAATTATAATTTAAGTAAATTTTTTAAAATTCTTACAGGTAAACAATTTGTTAGATTTCAACAACACGATGCTCATGAATATATTTTATTTTTTTTAGATCTTATTGTTGAAAATTATAATTTTGAAAAGATTAGTCCATTTACAAATTTATATCATGGCCAGACAAAAACAACTATAAAATGTTGTAATTGTAAAAATATAAATAATGTTTATGAAGATTTTAATACAATTAATTTAAATGTTTGTAATAATTGTAAACTTGAAGATATATTTATTAAATATTTAAAAAAAGAAGTACATTCAGATCCAGATAATTTATATTTTTGTGATATTTGTAAAAAAAATTGTATTTCAGAAAAAAAAATAAGTTTAAATAAATTACCAAAAAAACTTATTTTAGTATTAAAAAGATATTCTTCTGAATGTAAGTCTAAATTTGTAATTTATCCAAATACCTTATGTATTAGAGAAGGTTCAAGTTTAAAAAGATTTGAATTGAAATCTGTTATAAATCATTTTGGAAATTTATATGATGGACATTATACTGCTAATATAAATATTAACGATAATTGGTACTTTATTGATGATAATTCAATAACAAGTGGTAAATTTTCATGTGATATAAATGCTTATATATTATTTTATTCTGTATGAATAACAATTCCTTGGTAATAAATTCTTTTTTTATTATTAAGATGATCTACACCTAAAACAGAATTTAACTTAATATATTCAGGTATTTGTGTAATACTTTTAATATTTTTCCTATTAATTACGATAAATGTTTTAGGATCAGCACCTAAAATTGGTTTACCTTGATAAAAAACTTGTTTATTTGATTTTGCATATCCGTATTTTAATTTATCAAATGATACTTCATCTGGAAGTAGATTTATAGTTTCACCTTGATACATTACTTTAGATTTATTTTTATAATACCCTGGTCTAACTGGCTCATTATTATTACGATATATACTTCCGAATTTTTTAACTGGAACTGTATTTTGATTTCCCATTTATTAACTTAACTTAAGTTAATAAAATTAAAGTAAAATAAATGGAAAATATATTTTTAAAAAAGAATGAAATAAGTTTTGAGAATTTTAAAAATTTAAACATTTATAAATTTAATCATGGTTCTTTAGAGTCATTAAAAAAAGAATGTTATGGAAATTTTAAAGATCTTGATAATACTAAATGTAAAATAGACCTTCTTGATAAAAATGCAGAAAAATATCGTAGATCAGCGGTTAAATATCTTCATGAATATGAACTTGTTAAACTTATTTGTAAAAAACAAGTAATATCGAGGGCTTATTTTAAATTATATGAAATTATTTATTTTGACCCGATTATAACTTTACAAGATATTAGTTGTTTTTTTATATGTGAAGCCCCTGGTGGATTTATAGAATGTGTGAGTGACATAAGACGCAAAAAAAATTTAAGAACTAAATTTATAAGTATAAGTATACATGATATAGATATTAAATACGATCGTTATCTCGAAGAAGCTAATTTATTGTATGGTGATCTTACTGATATAACAGTTATCGAAAACACTATTAATACAACTCGAATTAAATTTAAAGACGGTATTGATTTAATAACTGCAGATGGGGGATTTGATGTTAAAATATTTAATGAACAAGAAGTAATATCTGCTAAATTGATACTTTGTGAAATATATACTGCTTTAATGACACAAAAAGTAGGAGGAACGTTTATTATTAAATTTTTTGATATGTTTACACATAATAGTATAATGTATTATATTATACTATCTTTCTTTTATGACTGCGTTAAAATAATAAAACCAAGAACTTCTCGAAATTGTAATTCCGAAAGGTACCTTGTTTGTTATAATTTCCATGGACAAAATGAAATTATTTTGAATAACCTCAAAGAAATAATTATTAATTTTAAATGCGAAGTTGATAATTGTATAATTATTTATCCTGATTTTGATTTTACAAAGTTATTGAATTTTGAAAAGAAAATTTCAACATTTAATAATTTGATTTTATATGAACAAGTTAAAACTATAAATGAATCAATAAAAATGGTTTATGCAAAAGATAATTATTTTCAAAATTTAATTTTACGTATTTTTATGGATAAACATAAATTTGATATCAAATTAAATAAAATTTTCTACTATAAAAATATACTTTATTCAAAAATTAAAAAATGTACTGATTTTTTAAAGTTATATAATATTAATACAAGCCAAATGGTATACAGAATTTAAAATAAAATTCCAGAATTTAAAAAACACTTGCTCTACACATTGGGCAATTATTTTCTTTTTTTAACCAACGATCAATACATTTTTTATGAAAAGAGTGGTTACACTTTAAATTACGATAATATTCAGATTCTTTAAATTCATCTAAACATATTGGACAATTTGTTCCACATAAATCATTTTCCTTTACTTTTTTATATTTACCTAATTTTTTAAAACTTTTATTATCCAAACTACTTACGCTACCTGGACTTCCAAATTGAGTAATTATATCCAATAACACGGCGGAAGAAATATCATCGTTATCTGGTATAATATACGTATGTTCTGAATCTGAATTACTTGAATATCGACTAATTGTAAAATTAGTATGTCTATTTGGATTTCTTACGTTACGAATCGTAGTATGGTATATATTTAATATACTATCAACTATAGCACGGTGCAAATTATCATCTGTTATGTTCATTAAATTTTAATAAACTTGTTAGTTTACTAAGATACAATGTTATTTTTTATATTTTATTTGTTTTTTGGTTTATATTTTATTTGTTTTTTTTATTTTTTTTTGTTTAATTTATTTATTTACGCATCGACCTCGACTTCCTCCTCTGATTCTTCAACTTCCTCTTCAGATATTTCAACAACTTCTTCGGTATCTTCATCGTCGGTTTTCTTGAATGCATATCCAGAGACACGAACTTGCTTGTGTACACGAAGTTGGGTGCATACCCAAGTTACCCCGAAGCTACGGTTCGTAACCCATAGCATCTGGGGTTTAATAAGACAAGTGGTCGAATCTCCTTTGTCAAGGTATATATGGTTCTGCTCAACCCCCTTCTGGTCCCAAAAGGTAGTAAGATACCTACCATCTGGGTGACCACGTTCAGGATTGGGTTTCATGAATAGTATTTTAAACTTGAACGTATCAGAATACTGCTCTTTCTTAGAAACCTTGATACCTGAATAATAATACTCAGAAATAACCTCACGAGAAAGATCCTTTTTGAAAAAAGTCTTGGAATTCTTGAGAGCATAGTCAATGACCATTTTATCAATTTCCTCGATGAGTGTACGGAATTCCTTGATACTTTTGGAACTTTCAATTCCCTGAAAAGAAACATCAAGGCTTTTCTTGAAGGGGTTGGTTTTGTCAGTACTCAGTCCAAATGGAGCACGCATCTTGGGAGTCTGGAGTAGGGTTTCATTGGCGGTGTCACCTACACCCAGTTCGATATTGTATCCTCCATTAGTATTTGGTTTATGTTTGCCAAAGCTGATTGTGTTGATGTCAAAGCTGGATGCTGTAATCACGGAAGGCATTTTGGATGGTGTGTTAGTTTACACTTTGTTACTTCTATATCCTACGATTCCTTAAGTAACTTTATTTTAAATATTTTATATCCTTGTCAATCACCATTATTTTACGATTTGGTTTTAAATTCGATTTTCCAAATTTAGTTAATTCGTATCCTGGTCTTTTATATAATAATTGTTCAGTTTCGGATTTTGGAGTTTTTCTGCTAACTATTTTTAATTTAACATATTTTATGTTTTTAAACGTACCGGAAGTTGTATCATTCATTTTACCAGTCGTTTTATTTTCAATTTCTATTTTTGGTGTATCTGGAAGTTCTCCTAATTTATAACGCATTGTATATAAAACTTCATCACCGTTGTCTTTTTCAACTAAGTAGTCTAGTTCGTAATGTGTTAAAAATTTAGGAGTACCACGTAATATATATTGATTTTTAGCTTTACTATACATTGATACTGTATTTGTTCTAAGAGGATTTTCACGTAAAATTTGATCTTGTCGTGAAGCTATTATAAGACCTTCGTCTATTTTTTTTGGTGGTGGTGGTGGCGGAGGAGGAGATTGTAACTTTTGAGGTGGTAAAGATTTTTTTTTAGAATTTGAAGCACCCATTTAAATTAAACAATATTTTAATTTAAGTTTAATTAAAGTTTAATTAAATTTGAAAAATAAAATTTAAAATTAAACCATATATGTAGTCTATTTGATTATAAAGTGAGTATTCATTTAATTGTTGTTTTTTTTTTAAATCTGACGAATCCATTTACTTTAAACAAGATAATTTATTTTCTAAAAACTCAAGCATAATTTTATAAAATATAGAAACATATTCCCAGTTTACATTATCAAACGAATCATTTATAGTATGATGAGTTATACCAAGTACATTTGGTATAATAGCCAATGAATCAACATTTTTTTTTAAAAATGGTATTTGATCTGTTTTACGAATTATTGAGGATACTATATTAGGATTTACAAAAATTTGTTTTGGGTATTTTTTATTTAAAAGATATAATTTATAAAAATCATCAAATTTATTTAAATTATTAACTGGAAGTATAATTTTATTATCAAAACTTCCTCCTATTAAATCAAAAATATATACCGATGAGATTAAATTTAAATTAAAATTATTTACAAAATACGTACTTCCTGATAATGTATTATTACGAGTTCTTTTTCCACCAAGATATTCTTCTCCATCTGGAAAAAATAAAATTAAATTAGCTAATGGGTTTTTTAAAAGTATTTGTTCTGTTAATTTTAAAATAATAGCTATCGACGTAGCTGCATCTATAGCAGATTCACATCCTTTAAGATATATAGAATCAGTATGAGCACCTAATAAAATATATTTACCTTTACTATTTGGATTAATACCAATTAAATTTGTAAAGAAAAAAGTTTTTGAATTAATTTTTTTTTTAAAATACTGAAATTCAACATGTAAATTCATAAGAGTCATGTAATTTGCAATTAACATTTGTACATGTTTAAGGTTATCTGAATTATTTGGTCTTTGAATTGATAATTCTTTTGTGATTTTTTTAATATCGTTCATTTAAAGTTTAAAAATATTTTTATTTTTTGTTTAAATAAAAGTCGTAATTGTGCCATAAATTTAAAAATAAAATTAAAATATTTAAATTTACTTAAAGACTTTGAGATAATTAAGTTATAATACCTACCAATCTAAAAATGTCTACCGAAGTCGAAACCGTTCTTGCAACCAAGGTTGAGTCATCCAGCGATCAACTCAAGGCTATTTTGAGCACTCTGAATGAACAATCTGGAAATATGAAAATGTTAATGAATACCGTTCGCGGTGTTCTTAAAGATGTTGAGAAGCAGTCTAAGGAGCTTGAGAAACTTCGTAATAAGAAAACTCGTGGCAAGACCGAGCGTGCCGCGAATGCTCTTCCAAGTGGTATTACCAAACCAGTAGCTATTTCCGACGAGCTTGCCAAGTTTCTTAAGGTTGCCCTTGGTACACTTGTTCCTCGTAATGAGGTAACAAAGGGGGTATCTACTTACGTCAAGGAGAATGATCTCAGTGATCCTGCAAATAAGCAGAAGTTTATTCTTGACGATCGCCCAGCTGCAAAGGTTCTCAGGGCTCTTCTTGGAAACCCAGTTGAAGATGTTACTTATTTTAATCTCCAGCGTTACCTTAAGCACCATTATGTTCAGAATCCAGACAAGGTTCCTGGAAGCCCTATCGATGCTAAGGCTGTCCCCAAGACAAAGGTCAAGGTTACTGTCCCAGAAGCAGAGACTCCTGCTCCTGTAGCAGAGTCATCTGAGCCTGGAGTTAAGAAGAAGATTATGGTTAAGAAGAAGAAAACTGAGCTTACCGAGGACGCATGAATGAAAGAACCCATTTATTCTCGCGGTGATTTATTTAATGATTATATAAAAAAAAAAAATTTTTATGAAAGTGTACTTTTAGAAGACAAAAATTTAAATAAAGCCTTAACACTTACAATGTGTTATTATAATAAAATAAAATATCGATGTGTTTATGATCAAGTATGTGAACACAATATCCAGCATATTATTTCAAAATACTTGTAATTTTTTATTAACTTTAAAAATTAATAAAAAATTACCATTATTTTAGTTTCTTTTAATTGGTAAGAACATTTAAAGTTGGGTACAATAAACCATCAATAGGTCGAAGTGCTTCTGATCTAGAATAATTACCTGTAAATGACTCCCATCTACTTACGAGTCTTGGATTTACTTTTCCATTTACTACTTCTCCATATGGTATATCTCCTTGAGTTATACAGAAATCTTTGTATTTAACTACATTTGGATATGTCTGTTCGCAATTATTAAGACGACTTCGTTGGCCAGGTGAAGTTGTTATTGTTAGATTATGTTCTGGGTTAAAGTTATCGTTGTAATTAATATCTTCGCAATTACTTACCTTTGCAACACCAGCTTTAATTTCTCCTCTAGAATAAGCACTACCATAACATAACGAATCAGCAGAGTCAGTAGGTTTAAATTTTGTTTGATCACCTGCTCCAAGAAGTCTAATAACTCTAGCACCTTCATTTGCTCCGTTATTTCCACTTGGATCGGTTAAAGATGATTCTCCATATGATTCTGGTATAGAATAATCTGTAAGATATGGTCCTGGTTTTCCAGGTGTAAATGATTCTGAATCTAAGTTTGACATTCCTACACCTGTACCTTGTGGATATACCATTGCCAAACCAATTTCTTCAGGTACTACTGGATTGGCCAATGGAGGAAAATCACCGTGCTTAGTTGTTATTTTAGGAAATAACCTAGGTTGACGTTTATTTAATGTTCGCATTGGTGTTACTAATCTTGTTGTAAATCCTGATTTTTTAAAAAACATAAAATAAAGTGTGACTATACCAATTACTACCATTAAAATAAGTATACATTTATTGGCAAAAAGATTCATTTGATTATATTATAAGAATATATTTTATTTTAACAAAATAAATATTTTTCCCAATAAAAGTATACTTTATTTAACGGTCACCTGGAATTCCTTTATATCGAGGATGTCTTGGTATACCATCATCCGTTAAAAATGTATATTTATATGTAATCACTGTACCTTTAGGATGAGTTGTGAGATAATCTTTTCTAATCTGATCGGTCATTCCACCAACATAAAATTGTTTACCATTTGATTCACATAAAAATGAACCTAAACTTCCAATATATTTACCTTCTCCTGGTTTGTAATTTATTATAGTACATTCGGAGTCTTCTTCAGGTTTTAATTTTAACATAAGTCTTGTTCTTTTTGGTATATATGGTATTTTAGGGGCTCTTATCATTAAACCTTCTGCATCTTGAGAAATAAGATTGGTATAAAATTTATCAATTTCCGAAGAATTGGTTATAAGATATTGTTTTGTAAGAATTAATGGACATTCTCCTTTTGTAAGATACGGAGGAAGATTAATTTTATTCCATAAAATACACCTTTTATCTACAATAGTTTTAAGTAATTGCTGCCTTTCTTCAAATGGTTCTTGAGTTGGTAAATCAAATACCTGGTATTTGATAGTATTCCATTTTTTATCAAGATCGATTTGTGTATTGTCATTTTTTTTTCGTTCTTCTTGAGATTTTAATTTACTTTTAAGAAAACCAATTTCCTGAAAAGCATCACGTTTAATAAAAAATTCACCGTCTAATGCAATTCCCGGTGGCATTAAAGCAATAAACCATTTTGGTACATATGGATATACTCGAGGATAATTACTTGGACTTCCACGCGTGACAAATTTAGCTCCATCCCATAGTGCACGTTGGCCATCAAATTTTTCAGACATATACCACCCTACTGGCGGAGGAGGCACGTTATATTTAGTGATATATTGATAGTCTTCCATTCTTTTTGAAACAATGTTAATTTTTTTTGCGGTGTCAAGGTAATTAAACCCAAGCATAAATTTATCAGCGAGTTCAGGTACGTATGTATCATTATTTTGAACTAATACAGGAGTATTTAATTTAGGATAAACTACTTTTCCTAAAATACCAGAATCCGGGAAATTAAGAGAACGTTCGAGAGTATCTGATATAAATGTTTCCATACTTTTACCTTTTTCTTTTGCAATTAAATTTATACAATCTATAAGTTCATTCATTTAAAAAATGTAATATATTTTAAAATATTTGTTATTTTAAATGAAATTTGGAGCAATTAACGGTATATTATTTAGAAATAGTCCACTTCCTATAATTGACAGAAGATTTGAAAGTAGAACTATTGTAGTTGAATCACATGGTAGTGCTGATTTTGGACAAGATAAAAAACAAAAATTTTTTAAAGTACCACCAAATACAAGAAGAAATAGATTTAGAATTTGATACAGATAGTTATTTTGCTTTTGGAAAAAATAAAATTATAGCAATCAATAAAGACATTAAATACCTATTAAAGTAACTTAAAAAAATATCCTTATTATTATAAAGAATGGAAGTCATTAAAGAGACACGAAAAAGTTTATTAGAAAAATGCAAGAAATTAAACATAAAAGGATGTTCAACGAAAAATGTAATTCAATTGAAAAATTTAATTGAAAATTACAAAAAACCAGAAATACAAGAAAGTTTACCCAAAGGTAATATTACGTTTTATGAAGGAGATTGTATCACTGAACTTGATAAAGTTGAAAATGGTATTATTCAAACTGTATGTATAGACCCTCCTTACAACATTGGAAAGGATACATGGGACAATGTTCCGGATTATATAAATTGGTTAACTGGTATTGTAAAAACTCTTACGACAAAAATGAAAAGAAATGGGAGTATGTTTATATTTCATAACGATATGGAACAAATTGCAGAATTAATGATTTCCATTAAAAAAAATACTGATTTAGTTTTTAGACAAATGATAACATGGAATAAAAGATTTGATGGTTCAAGTAAAAAAGGATTTTTAGACGGATTTGTTGTAAAAAATGAAATGCATAATTGGAATAAAATGGCAGAATACATTTTATTTTATACATTTGATAACTCTTCGCTTATACACAATGTTAGAGTTGAAAAAAAAGTAACACAAATGACTATTTCTCAAGAAATTAAAAGTAAAACTGGTGGTTTAACTGGTTGGTTTAGTAATATTGAAACTGGAAAAAATATGCCAACACAATCTACAATTATTCCAATTACTAAACATCTTGGAATAACATTTGACCAAATTGTTCCAAAATTTAGAAATTTAAAAACACATCATTCTGTATGGAATTACGATATGGCTCCTAGAAATGAAGTACATATGACGCCAAAGCCGTCTGAATTATTAGAAAATATTATACTTCACACCAGTGATCCCGGTGATTTACTTTTAGATTGTTTTGCTGGAACTGGTTCTTTTGGTTATGCTTGTGAAAAAACTGGTAGAAATTGTATATTAATTGAAAAAGAACACATTTATGCTGAATACATTAAATCAAAGATATTTTAAATCAAAGATTTAAATTTTGAAATTCAATGACAGTTTTAAGTGTATCTAACCAAGAATTATCAAAAAACGATGAATCACCTACTAAACGATTACCTTCACGTGTCATCATACAAATATTAAAACCCCTGATCGTAAATGAAGTTTCATTACGATTTTCACAATGTCCAAGTTGTATATCATATTTATTATTATCTATACGAGTATCTCCAGATACATCGTTAAGTGTAATGGTGTATCCAGTAACAGGACAAATTGTAAACCCATCTTTATTAAATATGGTTTTACCGTTTGCTTTAAAACGTTTAATTAATTCTTTTTTATGATTGTCCATAAGATTTAAATAATCTATATTACCTGGTTTTATGTATTTTTCACGAACTTCTTTAATATTTAATAAAAAAGTTATATAATCAAGATACGCACCTGCTTGCATTAATGGAGTACTTGCATCTTTTATAGGTATAGCACATGATAATTTTTCATTTTTATTTTTTATTTTACGCTGGAAGGAATCAGTTAACATTATAGGAAAAAGTCTATTTGAACGATTTTTAAAAATAAAATCATCATTACCAGGAGTACTATAAATAGCAGTTTTAACTTTATCTATTGTAGATTTAGGTACCTTAAATATATCAGCTGTATTATGACATTTACCAGTATGACCTTTACACAGTACACATACATCATCTAAAATATGGTTATAAACATCTTGAATATCATTTGATAACCATTTTTTTATTTTATTAAAAGATGCATCTACACTTTTTTTATTATTTTTTCCAGGTGACATTATTTCTTTACAGCAAAGTATATTTTGATAATACAGACCTTCAGTTTCTTCCCAATTTTTAGCATGAAGTTTACACGCGTTATAATTTTCATTGTTGTATAGATCTAAATTTAAAGTAGTCATATAATCGTTTAAACAACTTTTTAAAAAATATATTTGATTTTCTTCAGAACCTTGTAATTTAAGTATTTTTAATAGTTCCTCTTTAAGTTCTTTTTCCATTTAATTTAACGTATTTTATTTTTTTGTAAAAAATCTTTTATTTTTTTTGTAAAAAATCTTTTATTTTTTTTGTAAAAATTAAAAATTTAAAATAAAATTGATTTTAAATGGAGGAAGACTTTATCGATAATATAATAACAAACATAAAAATACTCGGTATGATTCAGATAAATGAAAAATTATGTATCCGCAAGGGACATCTTCAAATAGATTATATAAGTAATGTACGATCTTTTAAAAGATGGTTATTTAGAGACTCACGTGATACTGTTTTAATTTATATAAAAGAGCTTATTAGAAATTTAACAACTATTCTTAAAACGCCAGATAAATGGACTCTTACAAGAGTCCTTAATGAAATGGATAATGCTTTATCTGGTCTTGGTAATTTAAAAACAACTTATTCTGATGATCCAATTATGGTAGCTACATTTGATAATATTATTATAAAATTTAAAGAACTTTGTCAAAACGCAAGAACCTGTTTGGTGTAAACCAATAAGGCTCTGGTCTATTAGTCCATTTTGCAAAATGGGTTTTGTATCTATTGTAATATTGTCTATAACTTTGTATAGCATTTTTTCTATGACAATCATCTGGCATTGCCAATGGTATAGGTGTCTTTCCAATTTTAGAACAGCCAAACGTTATTTTTTTTTTAGAATTATAAACTGTGTTTTGAAAAATTGGAGAATTTTTTAGCCAATCTAAGTGTTGGTCACATTTGTGAATACGGTTATAACGAAAGGTATATTCTTTACTTAACTCAATTGCTAAATTTATGGTATAGCGATAATTTTCTTCACACATTCTAACCCATACTCCAGTGGGGTGATTTTTGTTAAAAGGGCGATAATGATTTATTGGAAGATTTTCAGATTTTAAAGTACAATGAGCTGTATAAAGTAATTGAACTAATTCTAATAACATTTTTACTACATGTTTATCGCAATGTTGCTCAGCACATTTTTTAGGATCTAAATGTAAAAAAAATATATTCATTGTCTTTTAAAGTTTAATCATTTTAAAGGTTTATGTATTTTATTTTTTTGTAAAAAAAGTTTAAACCCCGAAGGGAAATCCAAAGGTTTTTATGCTTTCATAAATACAAAAGAAGAATAAAGTTTATTTAACTCAATTTCACCTGGAGTAAGTGGTGGTTTTTCTCGATATAATTCATATATATCTTCAAATGAAATAATATTGGAAGACATATTAGTATAAACCTTTTTACCATAACTTTCAAAAAAGTTTAATTTAACTGGTAATAGTCCAACTTCAGCTGCAACACGGTTAAGTTCTTTAAAATCTACAAGATATTCAGTTGATACACCCATAGTATTAAAATAATTTCCTTGATCATTTATATCATTTATGGTAAATTTGTATTTATTACCATAAAAACTTGTTATTTTTTTATTAAATTCTCGTTCTATTTTGAACAACTCAGTTGAATAAGTTTTAGAAGCCCCTACTTCAAATAGTTTTTTTATTTTATCAGAGTCTATCGTAGTTCCTATGAAAAAACCTCCTTTTTTAAGAAAATTACTTACAAATGTTAAAACAATTTTTAAATCAATTTGGCTTTTGAAGAAATAATGTAATGCAAATTGACAACTTACAATTTGAAAATTAAGAATATCGTGTATATTTAAAAATGTTTTAATTTTTGAAATAAGATCTGGGCTTGGGTCTAAAGCATTTCCAACTTCAAATTGTACTTTTACATCTAATTTATAATTTTTAAGCCTAGCATTAGCACCTTGGTTAAATGGATCAAGTGAATTTATAGATTCGTTAGATGGATCAAATCCAAAAACACCTGAAATAAGTGCCTGGTTCCATTTATCAATATCACCTCCCCTTCCTACACCTATATCTAAAAGATAAACATCCTCGCGATTTTTATTATAATAAAACTCTGTTATATTTATAATAAGTGTTCTTTTTACCCAATTATGAAATTTTCTCATTGCGATAATAGTGCTGCCTTTCCGTCTATTAAAATTGACGGTAGCTGCATATTTTTCTAATTCTTTTTTTGCATTAACATTAGAAGGAGCTTTGGTAGTGAGATCATTTAAACAAATCATAAGATCATTTATACTTGTGTTAACAAAATCATTTAAATTTATATCCATTCTTTTTAATTAAAGATAAGAATTTAAATTTAAG